GTTGAGGAATAATAGTGTTCCAATGGAACATGCCTGCATCGCCAATGAACTTATCGGTACAACCAAAGAATTTATTAGCAGCTTTTACCTGTACGTCTAGAACGTTATTCATAATGTATGTCACCATTTCAGGCTCTACAGATTCTGACAAGCTGGTAAAGCCTCGTAGGTCTGTAAAGATAATAGAGCAATCAACTCTGCTGCCATTTACTTTGCACAACTCTGGATTATCTTGTAGTTTCTTAACCATACGTGGGTCGAGGTACTTGCCAAATTGTTTTTTAACCTGCTGTCTAAGCTTGTACTGTTCTCTAAATCTTAAGTAAAACGCAATAGCACCCGTTATAAATTGACATACAAGTGTCCAGGTAACATCAATCAGCAAACCTTTCTGTATTAGATAAAACCCTAAATAAGCGTTACCTACCATTGTTAGTGCAAATAAACTAATACCTAATGTAATACCAAACAAACTAAGAATAAACCAAACGACTATTACAGAAACCAATAACATCAATAGCTCTACACCTTTGGCGTAGTCAGGTATCTGTGGACTGCCTTGTATTAAAATTGATTCAGCTAGAGCCGCCTGTATCTTGTGTGGCTCAAGTAGACCGTGGCTCGTGGATAACTGAGGCATTACACCACCAGCAGTTACTCCTACAAACACAAAGGTCCCTTCTACGTTCATGTCCTGTAATGTAGTTTCAGGTGTATCCACCCAACTAATCCATTTTCTACCTAAACTGTCTACGGGTATAGGAGGTAGTCCTTGTACTCTTACTTCTTCCAGGCCACTGTCGTTTGTTTTAATAATATACGTATTAGAATCTAATAATGTTTTTAATACTTGTATACCAAATGATCCTACCCACCCATCTGGTGTACGCATCAGTAAAGGTAAGCGTCTAATTAAACCATCTACGTCAGTTTGTGCTACCGCTATACCAGAGTTAGACACTGCTGATAAGATTTCGATGTTATTAAGTACACCTTTTATTTGGTAGCCTCCAATATCTTCACCCATAATTACAGTACCCGTGGTCCGTGGGTATTGGTTATTGTTCGTTTCAAACAACGGCAGTACAGATGGGGCGTAGCTTAAGGCTTCTGCAAACTCTGCATCTCCACCCGTTCTATCGGGGTGTGGAAAAGCAATTACCCACCCTACGCCAATAGCTCCGGCTTCAAGCAGTTCTACTTGTATCTCAGCCAAGCGTTTTCTAGGAAAAGGATAACCACCTTCTTTATCTACATCTTTCTCAGTAATGTTAAGAATTGTAAAGTTGCCAGAAGGTTCTTGTTCAGTAACAAAAGCATCAAATGTTTTTAACTTTAGTACTTCTAAAAAGTTCCATTGAAAAATTGCAGGTATAAAAAAAAGTACTAGTAGTGTTAATAACTTAAAAATAATTAGCTGCCTTGTTTAATAGTAATCCTAGAAGAACTACCACCATTAGTAGTAATTCTATTTACTTTACCTTCTTGTTCTAAAGTAATAGAGACTGAATCATTCTTCCCTATTTTCATGCTAATTGTATCTTCAATTTGTCTTATAAACTTTACGTCAGAATCATTTACAAATGTACTAATACTAGTAGTTGCATCATAACCTAAAGCTGTTCCTTTAATACCATCTGCAGACAACGACTTCTCAGCTTTACCTAACTCATCTACTTCTTGTATAACATCAAGTAGATCTTCAAGAAAGTTACCTGCAAGATAATCAATATCTAACTCTTGATATTCCAAGTCATCTTCAGCTAAGTCATCCTGTTCTAGTTCGTCAAAGTCTAAAAAATCTACATCAAGTAAGCTATCTCCTTTTGTTTTAGTTTGATCGCTTGTGCCAAGCTCTTTACTCTCAGGGGGATTAATAATAAGCATATTGTCAATCATATCTAGAGTTAAATCTAACACTACAGCAGGAGTAGGATTAGTTTCAAAGTTGTACACTGTAGTACTTTCGTAGGGTTTATTAAGTATTACTTGACCGAGAGCCGTGGTTACAGCAATTTCACCACTTGATGTGCCATCAGCTTTAGGTAAAAGTATTACCAAAACCTCGCCCGTCTCTTTTACTGTAAGAGTTAAGTCAGTTCCACGAATACCTATGGTTGCTGAGTCTGTACGTATAGTAATGTTTTCTTTTGGTATTAACTTAGTTTTAGAACTTATAAATCTTCCTGTTCCTTTTACAAATAAAAGAGACATAGAAGACCTACTAGGGTCAGGATCAAATATAAAGCTATCTACTAGAATTTCACTGTGTTCCGTAAGCCTTATAGTAGTATCATCCCTAAAAGTAACACCCATTCTGCCGTTAGCAGTCTCTAGTTTATCCATAGAATTAAGAGAAAAATCAAGTTCACTTTCGTATGGTTTGTCTCTTACTACTCTAGTATTACCTCTTAGCTCAGTAATATTTCCTATATTTTTAACAAGAGACACTTGTGCCTTGGTCGTTTTGATTAACACAAACTGTACCATTATTACCATTAGAAGTAATACGCAACCAATCGTTGTCTTGTGTCGAAGCTTGGTCAACTGTAAAAGTTCTTGAGTTTCCTGCGTGTGTAAGGTGGAAGTAACCGCCTGCATATCCATCTCCATCATAGTTAACTGTATTGCTGTCTCCATCTATGTTCATATAATTAGTTGCTCCATCTACGTCAATGTCAGCGTTTATAGTATTACTAGAACCTTGCACTATCCAATCTAAATCTGTACTACTAGCTAGAGCTGTTGTAGCTAAATCAAGTGTAAACGTATTAGTATTACCTGTGGCTTGTACATTTACGTTTGAACCATCAGCGCCGTACGCATTGGTTGGGTCCATCTTTGATGTAAACGTATTAGTATTACCATCAAAGTTAAAATACCCTGTGTAAGTATCAGCGTACATATCACCCAGGAACTTATTGGCGTCGCCTATTTGATTTATATCTAATGTCATGGATACGCCGTCAAGATCCAGCGCTGTCATTGAGCCTGCTGCAGCTAACAGTCCACCGATAATGTTACCACTACCTAACTGTTCAAGATCTATATTAACTGTAGTTGTGCCTACTTGATCTACATAAATTTCATTATCTGCTGCAAACGCCAGTGGCATCATGAAAAAAGTTATTACACTTAATCTATTCATATTCCCAATACCCCCGTTCTATACCAATTTTAATCATCTCTAATACTCCTGCCTCTATGCTTTTTTGTAAGGCTATAGAAGTGCTTTCGTTCTCTGCAACTCCTCCTTCTATTTCCACTAACCGTGACCCTTCATCTACGAACCTAAACACATCTTGTGAAAGACCCACAGATAAAATACTTTTAGAAGTAAGTATTTCCATTAATACCTCTCCTGTCGAAACTGAAACTAATCTTAATGATACACTAACTAGGTCTTCTCTATATTCTTTTGAGGTTCCAATCCCTAACCACCTAGCTCCTGCTCCCCCACTTTTTATATTTGAATCGTAACTTACCACTCCTCCTTGCATCAATAAACCTGCCAGTAATAATGGCTTTAGCTTATTATCTTCTTCAAAATTATCACGTGTGCTGCGAATTAATTGTCTTTCTTTTGTAAGTGAATCTAAACCAACACGTTCTACTACTTTAAAAAAATTTCCGCTAGCTGCATGCTTTAAAGCTCTAATAAGAAAAGCTTCAGGAGCTTGACTAATAGCACTTGAAAACAAAGCAAACTGCCCATTACTCTTACGTTGTCCTGTTAAATCAGATAGACTATTTGCATACACAGCTATAACAGGTTTAATTTTTGCAGGTAATACAGTCCTTAATTCTTCTGATTGTAAAGTAACAACTACCGAATTCTTAATAACAATATGAGGAATACCACCTTCTTTAATTACCTCATTATATTTAAAAGCACAGCTAGAAAGTGAAATCACCCACAGGAACAGTAATAGTTGTCGTTTCATTATTCTCATCTGTAATTGTAAGTGTAATAGTTTCTCCTGCTACTACATATTCTATTAAATTACCCTCTAGTTCTAATTTACCTTCCGTGCTTGGATTCTCTCCAAAGAGCTGTTCTACCATTTGTCTACTTAGTTGAGCATATACTCTAGATTCAAAATTTCTCATAAACCGAGCTAAAGTTGAGTTATTTTTTTCTCGTTCTATATCATCTAACTCAGCTTCTATGTCTTGTTTTAAAGTTGCCTTTCTTGTAGATTCTTGATTCTCAATTGTTAAGTAATGTGAAGAAGAATTTATGCCTGAAAAACTAGGGCTTTTAAAACCATATATAATTTCATCAGCAAATACGTTACTTGCTAGTAATAATAAACTAATCTTTACGCTGGTCTTCACGATCTGCTTTAGCTACCTTGTCAATTTCAATTAAGTTAGGAATGCCTAACAATGTTTTTAACAACACATCCTGTCGTATGGTTTGGTTATCTAATGCTCTGACTCTATCAATTAATGCAACTATAATTCCATATTGAGCATCTAGTTTAGTACTAAGTCTTTCTTCCATTGCATTAAGACTAGCATCTACTTTTTCATCAACAACGTCAATCTTTTGTTCCATGCCATCAATAATACGGTTAATTAATTTCCATATAAAGAAACCTAACCCAAGGGCACTTGCCACGGGAAATCCTACTTGATTAATAAGGTTTATTATATCGTCCATAAGTTATTTCTTTACCTCTTATTCTGGGGGAGTGGGGTATATAATTTTACTTAAGTCTGTTTCACCATCATGGGCTGCAGGTATATTTCTCAATGTTTGTCTGTAAGTAGCCCACTCAGCTTTTTTAGAATCTGATAAAGGGCTGTCAGCAGCTTGTGTCCAATCTGAACCTGTAAGTAAATTTTGTCGTCTTTCTCTTACAACTTGCCACATAGATAAAGAAGAAAGTTCTGCAGATGAATGAGTTGGCATTATACACCTAGTCCTTGTACTATTATTGAAGCATTTGCTGTACTTCCGCCACTAGAGTAGTCACTTAAGTCGTGAAACAAATAAGCATAGTATGTAGTACTTTTGCTTGCCTCAAATGAATGATAAATTGTAACTGGATTAGAAGAAGCCCCGCCGCTTTGATGTTGTCCTCCAGTAAATAGATAGTCATTAGCTGTAGTTGAGCTAGTAGAATCAGTTCCTTGCCTTATAACTAAAACAGTTAAGTTCTCTGAACCACTGCCAAATCCTCCTGCAGTAGGTTGTAAAAAAGATTGAACAATATATGTTTTTTGTCCACTACCAAACCAAGCTGGAGTAGTCCAAGAGACTTTACATTGAGTGCCCCCACTACTTGTCACTCTAGTCATTTGTTCTCCACTATTTGCTATGTGGAGTGGATAAGCTGCCCAATAAGTTTGAGTATAGTTTTCTACCCCTACTTGATCTGAATAACTACCACCAGTAAGTCCTACTATACTTTCTACTGTTCCCATTGTGCCTGCTACAGCTTTACCCGCTACACTTAAAGTACCTCCAATAACAGCATTATCAGCGTTTAAATTTGAAATTGTTACATTGGTAGCGTTTAAAGTTCCGCCTGTAATATTATTTGCACTTAGATTTGTTACAGTAACGTTTGAACCGTTAAGTGTACCAGTAGTTATATTTGCTGCACTTATAGCCCCAAACACACCTGAATCAGAAGTTAAAGTACCATTTTGGATTTTATCTGCTGTTATTGTATTACCATCAATTTGTGTAGCAGTAATAGTTCCAGACTCAATTTTTGAAGCGGTTATTTCTCCAGCTGCTATATTATCTGCAACAATTGTACTACTTGCAATAGAATCAGCTGTTACTGCGTTTGTTAAAATTTTAGCTGTAGTAATAGCATCATCTGCAATTTCTGTTGTGCCTATAGTTCCGGTTGCAATTTTAGCGTTTGTTATAGTGTCATTTACTAATTTAGCATTAGTAATAATATTATCTGCAAGTTGAGCTCCAACAAGTTGTAATGTAGTTGCATTTACCGAACCTGCAAATGCACTAGCAACATTAGAAGTAGTAACATGTCTAACCCAGTAATAAAATTGTTCTGCAGGATCTACACTATCTGCCCAAACAAAAGCCTCAGTAGTATCGTGCCGTACTGCATTCCCTAAAGAATTATTACTTGATCGCCATACTTCAGTAAATGCTAAGTTACCTATTTGTGCGCTATTCCAACTAACAATAATTTTAGTTTTACCCGCAGATGCCGATAGTCCAGTTGGCGTAGGCGGTATAGTTGCATCGGTAAATATAGTAGGCGGAGATCCGAAGTCTGTTGGTCCTTCTCCTGCATTTGGATCAAAAGGGTTGTCTAAAAGTTCTACTGCTAAACCTGAATCAATAAGTTCACGTAACGTAACAGCTCTGTCTTTAGGA